AGCAATGTTAGCCCATTGTGGTTGGAGTGTATTCAACTTAGATTGAGCATTAATTCTACTAATTAATTTAGCTAATACATAAGATTTCTTTTCAGCATCATTAGAACCAACTAATGTAGTAGGAGTGTCATAGCTAGTAATCAACTTATCAATATTATTACCATAATCTCTATCTTTACGAACAGAACGGAATAAAATATTAACAGCATACTTTTGTACTACTGTAGCAGTTGAAGCAACTGGAACAGATACTCCATCGATGTAAACAGCTGAATTAGATTGTACTGGAGTTAAACTTGCAGTAAATGATTGTACTGAATGACTTGCATCAATGGTTGGAGTTTCCAAAAATGGTTTAACTTCTCCAATATGCCATCCATAATTCTTACTAAAATCAGCAGATGTTGGAGTACCAGCAAGTAATTTAATTGCAGGAACTTGAGATATAGTATTTGAACCTGTAACAAAAGTGTTATCAGAAACATCTAAAATACCTAATTGACCATCTGTAAGATTGATTGCATTATCTGTAAATAATGCAGAACCATCTGTAGCCAGAGTAGTACTGTTTTTTGCCACAAGAAAATATTCTTGATACGGCTTGTGAGTTCTTTTCATATTATGTTAAATTTATGAGTTTATCGGTTTGAATGTTTTTAGTATTGCCATCACTAAATCTTCTTGCTAATTCTTGTACAGCAATACTAACTATTATATCTACATATTCTTCAGGAAGGTCACAGTCTTGTTTTAATTGTAATGGAGGATTAGCTACATTTCTATTTTCAAGACTTGGATATGTTCCTTTACATACTTTAGCTGGTTTTCTTATATAAGTTAATTCTAACTTACTAGGATTTAACTCATCTTCAGGATATAAATACAATCTATTATTCCTAATTGTTCCTATAATGTATTGAAATCTTTTAGATGTCTTTCTATGAAATGAACGTCTTGTAGTTGCTAAATCTCCATGTTGTTCTATATTCACATCGTAAGCTATATCACATCCAACTTCAAAAACTCTAGCACTACGATAAGACCTATAATCTTTAGGAAATTCATAATAGAATATCTTATCTTCTAGTGGTGTTAACTCTTGTTTAGGAAATTCTGGATATGATACAACTAACGTGTGTAACATATCAATTCTTTGTTGAGTAACTTCAAAACCTATATTAAAGTTTTTAGGATTTCTACCATGTATAAATATTTCTAAGTATTCAAATATAGCAGTATTTAATACTTCATCCTTTTCAACATCAGTAAGATACTTTTGGTGATTATTGGATAACTTATTATATCCTTGCTCTAGTTTGAAATGTAGAAAATCTATATTTATCGGCATTTAATTCCTTTTTGCTTTAATTCACTTAATAGTTTATGATATACATTATCATCAGTTAAATCAGGGTCATAGGCTTCCATTTCTTGATACAACATATTCTCTATCTTTGTTTTAGAAGCTCCTAAGTTATACAAGTTTTCAATTCCTTTCTGACTTCTCCAGAAATGTTTACCACCAGTAATATAGAAGATTCCAGTATTGATAGCTTGTTGTATCATATAACGAATGTAAACTTTATCCTTATCTTTCAATAGTAAATCGTATTGTTCTAAGAACTGCATGATTCGTTCATCTTGAGTTCCTTTAGATACTTTACGTTGTTCCCAAATATGATTTTTTAGTGACATTTCTACCAGTGAATCAGATGCTTCTCCAGTAATTAAATCCATAATAACCGATAGTTGGTATCTAGTAAACATATCATAGTTAGCAAACAATAATCCTAACTTTGTAAGTCCATCCATTACAATATCAATCTTCTTATTAGCTTCCTTAATAGCTTCTTCTTCTTCAGCAATATAGAACTCGTGAATGTTCTCATTTACTTGATTCTTATCTAAAGCTATCTTTGGATGATTTTTAAGAAGTTGTATTGCTAATCTACCTCTTGAAGTATCAGAAGAAAACACGTTAGTTCCTTCTTGTAACCATATTTTGAATTGCTCTAATTCTGATTGATTATTAAGTCTATCAGCAATCTTTACATCATTCATAATCTGGCTCATTACAGGTGTATTAGTTGTAGAAGTATAAGTTCCTACAGCCATATCATCCATAATTTCATACAACATCTGTAGTGTTATCTGTTTCTGACTAGTTACTGTATCAAAATTAGAAAACCAGTTGCTACCAAAATTAACTTGTTCTTTTGATAATTCATAGTATGGATTGTCAATCAATTCATCTAATCCTGTTACCAACTGGTTTCCATTTCTAACAAAACTAAACGGTATAGATATTCCTTTAGACCTTGTTCTTCCCATCGAAATAGTAGTTCCATCATCACGTTTATACTCGTAAGTATGTCTTCCTTGTGCTGATGTACGTGGTACATGAACCACGTAAACTTTTTGTCCTTTAATCATAGGCTTTAATAATTTATTTTATTTATTTACGATACATAACCAGGAACCCACTCAATACGACCTACTGCACTGGTATCCCAAATATTTAATGAACCACTCATTTCTCTGTAAATACTTAATGTTTTACCAAACTTATAAGCATTAGAACCATCTTTAACAATACCATTCTTGAAATCAATAGCATTAGCAACAGAGAAATAATAGTCAATATTATCTTCCATAACCATACAAATGTTATTGCCATTAGAGTTTTCAGCAGCATTTTCAGTTTGTCCAAACTCTAAGATATCAATTTGGAATGATTCTAGTGGTAAATAAGAACCTGGTGCTTTCTCTTTGTATAATGTATCATCATCTTTAGATGGGTCATACATAATAGTTACATCAATACCCATTGGTAACTTAATACGAGTAAATTGAAAACCCCATTCTTTCTCATACTTATGTACTCGAGTAGGTTCAGCATTATCTCTTAAAGCAAAACCTGGCTCTAGTGTCTGGAATACAGATGCTTGTTGTGCAATAAGTGTTGACAAGTAACTAATAGCTCCAGTACCACCAACTAACATAGGCTTACGATTCATAAATCCTCTCCTACGATATAATACTTGATGTAAGAAATCATACAAGTTATTTAGTGTAAAGTTACCTCCATGTGGCATATATTGTCCATCACGAACTAACTGTCTCCAACCTGGTGCTGTTTTCTTTACTCTCTTAGAATCTTGGTCTGTGTCAATTTGTAATCTACCAAATTCACACATCATTTCTCTATCCATTTCAGTACGCTCTAACAACCTTTCTTCAGCTTTAGTAATAAACATACCTTTTTGAATAATCTCATTAGTATTTTTATTCTTCAAACTAGCTTGATAGATATGTCCACGAGAGAAAGCATCTCTGTATTTCTTACCATCATGGTCATCATAAGTACCAGTATTAGACTTACCAGATTTACTAGCAGCTAATTCCATACGAATAAACCTATCAGTAAAAGATACTTCATTAGCATATTGACCTACAACACCACGAAGTTTCATTTGACTTGAGTATTGGTCAGTACCATATTTAGTATTTTCTTCATTAGTTACACGAGTAGATACACGAGTAATTACTTGTCCAGGTTTTAACCATTCTACAGGAATCCAGCTATTAGGATTACCATCTTGAATTTTAACTTCGTAACGGAATGAGTGTGTACCTAGTGGTTCTGGTCCAGATATAATCTCCAACAATGGAGCATTATCAGATGCAGTCTTTAATACTACTGGAGCTTTCAACCAATTACGGTCTAAAGCAATAGCAAAAGTAGTATTACCTTTACCAGGTGTTGCAGATTCTGAAACTAACAATTCAGTAACACGAAAATCTACATCAGCATCACCAATGACAGACCAAGCGTACTCATTACGACCACCAGGAATTACACAATAATTACCTTGAGCCATAGTTAAATAATTCCAGCGTTTGTTAGTCAAACCTAAATTGGTTGAACTAGAGAACAAACGAGCAGTCATAACACCAAAGTCATAAGGTTGGTCATCTCTAAATAATGCACTATGAGATACACTATCAAAGAAATTACCACCGAATCCTTTGTATTCTGTTACTTTAAGAGCGGTTTTTCTTTCCATTTTATTATTATTTTATATAAGTTCTAATTCTGATAAATCTACTTTAGGATTTCCACCTCTCGATGATTTGTTATTAGCTAATGATGAGTTAGACCAATATTTTTCTACTGTATCTTTAACTCCTTTTACTGAAGGACTAAATGCTGATTTCTTATAACTATCTAAATTTATATCTTCACCATCATAGTTAGCTAAAAAATCTACTAACTTTACTAATGCTTTAGGATTCTCAAACAAGTGTTCCATTCTAGTCTTAAAATTACCACTTGTAAATTCATGAGCTATTAGTTGTTTATGGTCATTTCTCCAATTAGTACTATTCAATACTTGTCCAAAGTTTTGTACAAATACTTCTTGTTGTTGTTGTTCCAGTTCTTCTTGCTGTCTGATTTGTTCAAGTTGACTATTCATTTCTTGTTGTCTAACTTGCTCATCTTTTTTAAACTGTCTTACTGATTCTTTTGTTAATTGATTTCTATCTTTTAGATAATCAATTCTATCTTCTATTTCATCATCTTCAAGACCTTCAGCTTTTAGTGCATTAACTAAATAACTTTCAGCTAAATCATTATCATTCTGTAAATCTTGTTCAGAAAATGAAGGGGGTTGATATTGCATCAAAAAGTTAGCTACTTCTTCAGGAGTTACATCATCCTTGAGTGTAGCATATTCAATAATTGGTTGTAAAAAAGTTGGAAAGTTTTGTATCGCACTTACTAGTGATACTTGTGCTTGTTTGTCCAAAGCTTCTTTCAATGAATCAAACGTACCATCAAACTCATGGTCAATGGTAATAAAATTATTATCCTTGTAATAATTATAAGCTGCAACAGCATTATCATCCGTATCAACTATATCTGATGGTTCATCTTCAGAACTATCATCAGGAATTTCATCCTCTTCTTCTTGTTCAGGAATATCATCATTGATTGGTTTATCGTCAATAACTTCATCCTCTTGTTCTTCAAAGTCGAAATCTAACTCTGGTAGAAAATCATCTCCTATTTCCATAAGCAAATATATTTTATGTTATTCAATTAATTTTATTTAGTTGACTTAGTATTCTCTTTTTTGGAAATTCTTGCTATTCTTTCTTTAGTAGCAATATCTTTCTCTTTAATATCTAACTCTCTATCTTTTTGACTTAAACTTCTCATAGCTTTATATGCTTCAATATGGTCTGGAACTCCATCTTTATCAGCATTCAAATCATCAGTAAACTTATAAACATCCATAGCTTTTATTTCAGCATCCATTTGTTTAGTTAAAGTGATTTGTTCCATCTTATTATTATGCTCTTGTTGTTTCATTTGTGCTTGAGCTTGTAGTTGTTGCTCTTGCATCTGTTGTTGTATCTGTTGTTGCTGCTGCATTCTTTGTTCTTGTTCTCTAGCTGCTGTAGCAATCATCTTATGTACTTTTTCTGGACTATCACCTCTAGTCATAGCCATAACTAATTCTGATATTCTTTCAGCTCCTTCTCCAGCGTTTTGTGCTAATGGTTGTATCATCTGTGTCATCATTTGACGATATCTTTCATTATAGTCACCATCATGAATAAATATTCCTAAATCTTCATGATTTAATAACTCTGGTTTAATTCTTATAGTCTTTTTTGTTCCATCGCTAGTAACATAGTTTAGGAATGTTTCAGTCTTTTCAGGATTGTTTTCAAAAAATCTTCTATAGTAATTAGTAAACTGTGTAACATATTCGTTTACTGTTTCTTTTATTACTAATTGATGTAGTCTAAAGTATTCTTCAGCCATAGTGTAAGATTGTGCTATAGCTTGTTGATTATCTGATACATTAGAACTTGGAGAGAATATACCTTCAGCTTGTGGTGGTACTAACATTTGCATTCCCATTTCTCTATCTATCAAATCTAGCAACTGTTGCATATTAACTATCTCAGCAATAGAACCAGCTTGTTCAGCTGTTACTGCTGTAGTTCTTTGATTGTTTGGTAATCCTGATGTAGTAGCTGTTGGGTCATAGTAACTATCTCCTAGTGTACGTCTTAGATATCTCCATACTTTTAGTTTATCAGCACCTTCATATAGTGGATTACCATTTTCATCCATAGCGAGATAATCAGGAATTTGACTAGCATCAATATTCTTTATATAACCTTCATATTTAGCTAACTCTCTATTCTGTAAGTCTTTAACAAAAGTATATTGTAATAGTGATGGTAATGCTCTTTCTACTAATGATATAGATTCAGCATTTAATCCTGAAAATATTCTACCTTTACAAGATAACTCAAAATCATAAGGATTATCAATAGATAATGGTTGATTAGGAACTTCTCTCATATCAGTAAATATATCATAACCATATCTAGTTATTTCATATCTTCTAGGTATATACATCTTTTCAGCATATACTACATTACCAAACTCATCTATCCATTCATATCTTTTAGCTTTCTGATTATATCTATTAATAATAAATGTAGTAGCTGCATCTTCAGGAATAGGATATTTACTATCTACAACTTCAGTAATTACTTCATTATATTCATTAAACATAGTAAGAAATATAACTTCTCTATAAGCTTTAAACTCTAAATAAGTTTTCCATATTAACTGATTAGCTCTATATCTTCTATCTCCAGATGTTCCTGTTGATTGTCCTATGTATCTGTTATCATGAAATCTTGATTCCATTCCTTCTTCTACACTAAGATAGTTATATTGAGATTTAGCTTTACCTCCAGTAATATCCCAAGCACTATTAGGAGTTAAATAATTAGATGAAGTATAACCTCTTAATCTTTCAAGTACATCATCTTCTACTTTACCTTCTAGTTCATCAATAGCTTCTGTAACAGTAATTGGTGTTCTATACCACCAATAATCTCCTTTCTCTATTCTTTCTTCATTACTATTCTTATGAAAACCACAATGGAGTGTATTTAATACTAATGGATGTGGTTGTCCATTCTTTTCTATAACTACCATAAAACATCTATCTACTGCTAGTACATGTTTAAATGATAATGATTTTAATGATTTAATATCAAACTTTACTTTAAAATATTCTACAACATCATTATAGAATATTTCCATCTCACTTTTAAAATTCTTTACATCTATATCTTCTGGTTTAGGCATAGTACGCATAGATTCTTCAATCTGTTCTGCATTAGCACCTCCA